TCGGGGCAAAGCGGAATGCTGAGAAGAGGCCGCGCATTAGGCGTCCACCGTCAGCATGTCGGCGGTTGCGTGGAACGTGAACGACTTCGGCTGGCCGTTGTTCGGCGCGACCACTTCAACCGGTGCTCGCACGAACGGCGGGAAATCCAGCGCGAAGCGGCCTTTTACAGAGCTGGCGCCGACCGCGACCTTATAATTCTTGCCGGGCTTGCCCTTGGCGATGAAGCTGCCACCGCGATCGAAGGCGATGCAGATCTTGCCGACGTCATTTCCCGATGCGCCGATCATCAGCCGAACCGGGCATTCCTCGCCGGAGATGCCAGCGGCCTTCGCGAGATCGGAGCCGATCTGAATGGAGATGTAGCTGGCGGCGTTGCTGCCCCGTGCTTGGCCGCGAGGGGCGATGCGTACGCCATTGGCGGGAACGTCGTTCTTCTGCGCGCTAACGCGTTCGATGGTTTCGAAGCCCATTTGCTGGATTTCCTTGCAAGACAGAGATGAGCGCTTGCCTCATTGGCAGCACCCCGCCATCGTGCAGGCGAGCGCGGGATTTGGCCCCGTGCCGCTGGCGGAACGTCAGCCCCCGCTACAGCCCGATCTACCAAGCGGGCAATGAGCAAGCCGCTTCCCCTGATCGAGATCCTCCGCGCCGGGACGTTCACGTCCCAGGAAGGCGTGAAGGTGACGTTTTCCGATGCCGACCTGGACGCGATCGTCGCGAACTATGATCCGGATCTGGAGATCGCGCCGCTGGTGATAGGCCATCCGAAAACCGATCATCCCGCCTATGGCTGGGTCGGCGGGCTCGGCCTCAGCGAAGGCGGCGTCGTCCTCGCCCAGCCGACCGATGTGGAGCCCAGCTTCGCCGAAGCGGTGCGCGCGAAGCGCTATCGCAAGATCTCGGTCTCGGTCTGGCCGGCCAATCACCCCCGCAATCCGAAGCCCTCTGCCCCGTATCTGAAGCATGTCGGCTTCCTCGGCGCGGTGGCCCCGGCTGTCGGCGGGCTGAAGCCCGTCAGCTTTTCAGCCGACGATCAAGACGGCTGCATCACCCTTGAAACCCCCGATCAGGAGCAATTCGTGACCAAAGAGCAGGAACAGAACTTCGCCGAGCGCGAAACCGCGATCACCACCCGCGAAACCGCGATCGAGGAACGCCAGCGCGAACTGGACGCCCGCGAAGAGAAGATGCGCAAGGATAACGCGATCTCGTTCGCCGATGGCCTGGTCGCGGCGACCAAGCTGGCGCCGGCCGCCCGCGACAAAGTCGTCACCGTCCTGACCGCGCTGGACGACACGACGGCGATCTCCTTCGCCGAAGGCCAGCCGCAGCAGACCCCGGCCGCGATCTTCCGCAGCCTGTTCGACGGCGCCGCGCCGATCGTCAGCCTCGCCGAGCTGGCGCCGCGCGATCCCGACCTGAAAGAAGGCGGCGAGGATGATCCCGCCGAGATCGCGCGCCAGGCGCAGTCCTTCGCCGACGAAGAGGCGAAGGCCGGCCGCACCATCACCATCCAGGCCGCCGTCCGCCACGTCATGGGCAAGGGCTGACCTTCAATCCTTCCACAACACCAGGAGTAAATGAGAATGGCAGGGCAGTCCCCCGGTCTTATCAAGGCTTTCAAGGCGAGCGGTGCGCTCGCGGCTCGCACGTTCGTCAAATTCGGCAGTGACGACGAGACCGTCGTCGCCGCGACCGCCGGCTCCGATGTCATCGGCGTCACCACCGAGATCCCGGCCGCCGATGGCGAAACCGTGGATGTCATCATGGGCAACATCGCAGACGTGAAGTTCGGTGGCGTCGTGGCGCGCGGCAAGCTCGTCATGTCCGACGCCAGTGGCGAGGCGGTCCTCGCCGCAGCCTCGGCCGGCGCCAATGTGCGCACGGCGGGCATGGCCCTGTTCACCGCCGCCGATGGCGACATCGGCCCCGTCTTCCTCATGCCGGGCAGCTTCCAGGGCTAGCGCCTGGATCGTCGCCGCCAGCACCACCACCAGGAGATCACGGCTCATGCAGTCCGCCTATCCCATCGACCCCGCCCTGACCGCGATCGCAATCGCATATGCCAATCCCGGCTACATCGCCGACCAGGTCGCCCCGCGTATTCCTGTGAACAAACAGGAATTCACCTTCATGAAGTATGACATCGACCAGAACTTCAATATCCCGGACACCCGTGTCGGCCGGAAATCCAAGCCCAACGAAGTCGAGCTGACGGGCGCCGAGGTCACGGACTCGACGGAAGACCATGGCCTGGACGGAGGTGTCCCCAATGCGGATATCGCCAATGCCGATGCGCGCTATGACCCGCTGGGCAACGAAGTCGCCTACCTGAATGAGCTGATCGCGCTGGCGCGCGAAAAGCGTGTCTCGAACGTGGTTCATAACGCGGCGAGCTATCCGGTCGGGCTCAAGGAAACGCTGTCCGGTACGGGACAGTTCACGCACGCCAGTTCCGATCCGATCGGGAAGGTGTCGGGCGCGCTCGATATTCCGATTGTCCGGCCCAATCAGATGGTCTTCAGTCAATACGGCTGGACCAAGTTCCGCGCTCTGCCCGCGATCGTCGAGGCTGTGCTGGGCACTGGTGCGTCCAAGGGCCTCGTATCGCGTGAAGCGGTTGCGGCGCTGTTCGAAGTGCAGGAGGTCGTCGTCGGTACGGCCCGCGCGAATGCGGCCAGGCGCGGCCAGGCCCCCGTGCTGACCCGGCTTTGGGGCAAGCATCTGGCGCTGCTTCACAAGGCGCCTGTGCCGCAGGCGAAAGGCGCGCTCCAGTTCATGGGCACCTTCGAATGGGGCAGCCGCATCGCCAGTCAGTGGGAAGACAAGAACATGGGCATGCGTGGCGGTATCGCTGTCCGGACCGGCGAATCCCTGAAGGAACGCGTGATCGCCGACCAGGCGGGCTACTTCTTCGAAGACGCCTTCGCCTGATCCTCACATCCCGGCCGGGGTCACACACGGTCGGGATGCCGGTGGCGGGGAGGTTTTTCCCTGTTTCCTCCCCGCCACCGCTCCATCGAATACCGAGGGGCTGTGACGAACCCATCCTGTCGGGGCGACGGCAGGGTTTCGAGCCCAATATCCGGAGAGGGGGTGGCCCCGCGCCCCCTCTCCATCCAGCACAAGGAACGGCGCAATGCTCTATCGCACTACCCGCCATGTCGGCTGCCACGACAAAACCTATGAGCCCGGCGAGTCGATCAGCTTCGATCCGAACGATCCGCTTGACGTTGCATCGGAGCAGCAGCTCACCGGCAACGGCGCTGTCGAGATCGGCGAGGGCTTCAAGATCGAGGAGGCAGTTTCCGGGACGGGAACGCCCGTCCAGGCCGGCGCTCCGACGCCGCCCGCCAAGTCCAAGCCGATCGCAGCACCCAAGCCCGATGCGCCCTGGCATGAGGGCAAGAACAACACCGCCCTGTTCGGGATCTATACGGAACTGGGGCTTTCCGGCCTGCGCGCGAACAGCAAGCGCGCGGATCTGATCGCGGCGATCGAGGCGAAGCGCGAGGAAATCGCGGCCAGCGCTACCCAGGGCAACGACACTGCCCCTGGCGCCGGGGGCAACGATACCGCCTCGGCCGGCGACGGCACCGACACCACGGCCGGCGCGCAGGGCGACGATACCACGGCTGGCGGCGCGAGCTGATCCAGTCCCATGCCCGGCCTGTTCCTCAAACGCCTGGACGATGACGCCGAGATCCGGCTCGCCTATCGCGAGCCGGTGACCGGCGTTGACGTGTCGGTCGATCCGCAGGGGCTGGTCGACGGCGGCGCGCCCGTTGTCGTAACCCATGCCATCGCCGGCAACGCCGTCACGCTCACGATCGCGGGCGGCACCGATGGCGAGCGCTATGTGGTGCGCGCCATTGCCGAACATGCGGACGGGTCGGCGGAGCAGGATTTCGAACTGGCGGTGATCGATCCCGCCTGGACGATGCCGGGCGGTGCGGCGCCCTGGATCGATCTCCACGAATTCGTTCAGGGCTTCGGCTATGACGAGGCGGTTCGCGCCACCGATGCCGATGGCTCGCGCACGATCGACCGGGCGTTCCTGATCGGCAAGCTGCGCGATGCCCAGGCTTCTGCGGAGATTTACGTCGCCGCCCGCTATGCGATCCCGCTGGTCACGGTACCGGCGATGCTGAAAACAGCCGTCGCGGATCTCGCCGCCGCCCGGCTCTATCGCAACGGCGCGCCCCAGCACATCGCCGACCAGGCCAAGGCCGCAACCCGCCAGCTCGAACAGATTTCACAGGGCAAGTTGCCCTTGCCGCTGCCTGTCGGCGAAACGGCGGCGCCCGCCGAAAGCGACGCGCCGATCAGCTTCTTCAGCGGCGGACGCGCCTATCCCGATGGCCTGGCGGATTACTGATGGCGGCGGCGGGCGACTTTCCCGTCTCGGATACGGTGACGGCGGCGCTTCAGCGCGCTCGCGATTTCGGCGACGACATGTCGCCGACCATGGGCGAGATCGCACGCACGCTATCAAACAGCATCCGCATGAACTTCCTTGGCCAACATGATCCTCTCGGCGCACCGTGGATCCGGTCGCAACGCGCGATCGACGATGGCGGCCAAACGTTGATCGCGAGTAGCGACCTGTTCAACTCGATCACCGAAAGCTGGGGGCCGAATTTCGCGGCAGCCGGCCCGGAGGCGTCCGGTGGTGCCGCTGTTTATGCGGCGGTTCATCAGTGGGGGAAGAGGATCGTTGCGCGCGCTGCAAAGGCCCTGCGCACGCCCTTCGGTCCACGGCGAGCCGTCACCATACCGGCCCGGCCCTACGCTGGATGGAACAACCAGCTCGAAACCGACGCTATCGATATCCTCGGTGATCACGTCACCGCCGCGATCTCTGGCGGAGCGCGGTCGGGATGAAGCTGGAGCCGATCATTTCGCGGCTCAAGGGCGTTTCCGCGATCAAGCTGTTGGGCGGCGCGCTGGAGTTCGCCGCCCTCGATGCCGCCCCGCGCGCGCGGCCCGCCGCCTATGTCGTGCCCGAGGACAAAACGCCCACTGGAAACCGCTTTGAGGGCAGCGTCGGAGCGATCGATCAGAAAGTGGTTGTGAGCTTTCGTGTCGTCCTGGTGCTCGATGCGGCGGCGCGGAAAGGCGCCGTGGGCATCTCGGATGAGCTGGACACCCTCGCGCGCGCGGTCGTGGCGGAATTGCTCGGCTGGACGCCGCCCGATTGCAAGGGACCGATCCTCTACGCGGGCGAGCGGCTCATGTCCGTTGACGGAACGGCACTCGTCTGGGGGCTCAGCTTTAAGACGCACTATCATCTGCGAAAGGTTGGATAATGGCAAGCGCGCCACGCACGAAATCGAAGGGCCAGGGCGAAGCGCCCGAGGTGACCCAGAACGAACCGACCAAGCCGCGCCCGCGTGACGCGGCCGGCCGCGAGCTGGACGAACATGGCCTTCCGCTTTCCGGCCCCGCCCGCATTCGCGCCCTGGATGGTCGCCCGGATCCTCGTGACGGCACGCCCGCAGAGGCCGAGGCCGGCGAGATCGCCCCCGCGCCCGAAGCCGGCGCCCCCGAAACCCCGGAGCAGTAATCCATGGTCGATACCAGCAAGGTCATCCTTCGGAAGAAGGAAACCACCTACAACACAGACGCGGCGCCGACCGCTGCCGCGAATGCCGCTCTAACGCGGCGCTGGCGCGGTACGCCGCTCGTTACCGACACGCTCGATCGCGGGCTTGATCGGCCTTCGCTTGGCCGAACGCGCTCCGCCAATACCAATCGCCGCTCGACCTTCGGATACGAGCTGGAAATCGCCGGCTCCGGTGCGCCTGGTACGGCGCCCGCGTGGATGGTCGATCTCGAAGCGTGCGGCATGGTGGCGCCCCTTCTCACCGCCACCACCAAGGCGGAACAGAAGTTCATCGCGGCCGGTGCGGCGCGATCGGCGCTCACCTATCATTGGTGGCTGGGCAATCAGAAGCATATCGCGACCGGTGTGCGGGGCACCTTCGGTATCGATTTTACGGTCGGTGCCTATCCGTTCATCACGCTCGACATGATGGGGCTGGTCGGCGCCGCACCGGTCAGTCAGGCGACTCCAGATGCGCCCACGCTGACGAACTGGATCGAGCCGGTCGAGGTCCATACCGACAACACCGATTTCCTGCTCGATGGCTACGCTGCCATTTTGCAGTCGTTCGTCCTGACCGCCAACGCCCAGGTCGCGGTCAAGAACTATGTCGGCGAGAACTATATCCGTCGCGGCAACCACGCGATGACCGGCCGGATCCGGATCAAGGCGCCAGACGTCACGGCGAAGAATTACTACACGTCGCTGAAGACCGGCGCGGAAATCGCCACCGAGCTGATCCACGGCATCACTGCCGGCAACATCGTCGAGCTGAAGAACGATCACGTTCAGATCCTCGCGATCGAGCATGTCGAGGAAGACGACGAGCTTATCCACGACATCAGCATCGGCGTGAACATCAACACCGGGCAGGACGATCTGCTCATCACCGCCAAGTAACAGGGGAAATCCATGTCGGGCTATGTCATCGTAGAGAAGCGCCGCGCCTGGTGGCCGGTGCTGGTCAAGCAGGTCGAGGAAGACGGGACTGTCTCCGATCGGCAGATCAAGATGCGGTTCTGGGTGGTCGACGAAGACGAGATGGTCGACCTGAAGGACCGGGCGCGCGAAGAGATCGGCGTCGAGGCGGCCGCGCTGTTCGATGCGAGCATTGCCGGCGAGGTCCTGGCCAAGCCGGTCAAGCCGAGCGCGCTTTGGGCGGCTGTGATCATGCTGATCGCCGACGATTGGCAAGGCGTCGCCCGTGACAATGGCACCGAGGAAGGTGAACCGCTGAGCTGGGGCAAGGACAATCTGTCCCTGTTTCTTCGGCAGCCCGGCAATTTCGACGCCGTGGTTGCCGCCTTCAACGCGTGCCGCCGTGGCGAGCGGGATATCCGAACGGGAAACTGAAGGTCGCCGCGCGGCGCTGGGCAAGCGGGCGCGGCGGCAAGCCCGTCATGTCGAACGATGCCCTTACCCAGGCGGCGGTGCTGCCCAAGCGCTCGGCACGGTCCGCCGATGGCCCGATCGAGCTGGTCCAGGACGAAGCGGATCCGCTCAGCGTGTTTATGGCGTTGGATACGCAATGGCGCTGGCACGCCATGGCCGGCGCCCGGCTGGGCTTGGACTATGCCGCGATCCCGCAGGTTGCGGCCATGCTGGGAATTGAGATGACGCCGAGGCTGTTTATCGACCTGAAGGCAATGGAGGCCGAGGCGCTTGCCGTCTGGGCGGCGCGCTCATGAGTGAGCGCCAGCTTGTCTTCGGCGTTATCCTGAAGGCGGACGCCAGCGATCTTGTTGCCGGCGCCGCGCAGGGCGAGGCCGCGACCGACAGCCTCAAGGGCTCGATCTCGGCGGCGTCCGCCGAGATGCGCGAGATGGCCGCTTCGGCGCGGATCGCCTCGGCGGGCCAGTCGGAGGCGATCCGCAGCTCCTCTCAGCTTGCCCAGATCAATCTGGGTCTGCGTGCCGCTTATGGCCAGGCCACGATCGGCGCGCGCGAACATGGCGCCGCAGAGCAGGCGCTTGGCGTTTCAATCACTGCCCTGGGCGGCGACATCCGCGATTTGATCGCGGCGATCGGCGCGTTGGGGACCGCGCAGGACAGTGGCGCGGGCAAGGCACGGCGGTTCAATCAGGCCCTCAAGGAAGGTGAGGTATCGATCGGCCAGCGCCGCGCCGGCATGCAGCAGCTCTCCTACCAGATTGGCGACGTCTCCCAGCAGCTTGCGTTGGGCGTCAATCCCGCCATCGTGTTCGGGCAGCAGATCGGGCAGGTGACCCAGGCCGCCCAGCTCATGACCGGCGCCACCAAGGGCTTCATCGGCTTCATGGCCGGCCCTTGGGGTGCGGTGCTGACCGGCGCCATCACGGTTGCGGGAATGCTCGCCGCCGAGATGTTCAACAATGCCGATGCCGCACAGGCCGCGAAGGCCGGGTCCGATGGACTGTCGGAAGCACAATCAGTGCTCGGCAAGATGTTCGACCTGACGTCGGGCAAGATCAAGAACCAGAACGATCTGCTCTTCCTCAATGCGCGGCTGACTGAAATCACGCTTCGCGCCGAGGCGATGAACGCTCGCAATTCGGCCAACGCGATCATTGGCCGCGACAGCGGTGCATCCTTCCTCGGCGGCACCGGCGCATTCTTCTCCCGTGCCGGTGGCGGAACGTCGCCGTTCGAACGCGTCGGTGCGCTCGAAGCGCGCGGGGATCAGCAATACGACCTGCTCAATGCCATTCGGACCGCTCCGAATGAGAAGGCGCGGACGGCTGCCCGCGATCGTGCGCTGCAAGAGTCCGAACGCATGATGTTCGAAGGGACGACGCGCACAAAGGTCGAATTCCAGCAAGCCATCATCGATATGGCGACGGCGGAGGCGAAAGACGCCGTCGCCAACGAGCTGAAAAAGACGCTCGACTCCGGCGTTCTGTCCGACGTTTTCAAGAACGACAGCAAGCGTAAACCCAAGAGCGGGGACGCCCTCGCGCGCTTCGGGGACTCGGCCGAGGAGAAAATCGCCCGCATCGGCGAACGCTTCGACCAGACACCCTCGGTGATCGACCAGGCCGCGCAGGCGACGCGGGAACTGGACGGGCTGATCGCCGATCTCGAAAAGCGCAAGCCACCCAACTTCGCCGCTATGATCGAGTCGGCCAAGGCGGCGAAGGTGACCGTGGCGGATGGGCTCGGCCGCCAATTGTCCGATCAGATCGACCGCATCAATAGCGGGTTCGACCAAACGCCCAAGCTGATCGATCGTGCGGCCGACGCCACCGCCGACCTGGACAAGATCATAAAAGCGCTCGGCGAGAAGAAGCCGGTCGGCTGGGAGGCGCTTGTTCAGCAGGCCGAGCGCGCCAAGGTGATCATCCAGGACGGCATCAATCGTCCGTTGACCGACATGCTTGATCGCAGCCGCGAGCAGCTCCAGGTGCAGTCGCTTGCGCTTCAGGGCCGCGAGGCCGAGGCGGAGGCCCTGTCGCGCATCCATGCGCTCGAAGAGCGGATGGGGCCGCTGCGCGCCGATCAGAAGGAACAGGTGCTCGCCACCGTCATCGCTGAGGAGGCGATCAACAAGGCGCTCGAAGATCGCAGCCGTCGCCTCTCTGCCTATTATTCGGCCACACAGGATGTGCGTTCCGCGCTCGAAAAGCTGCTTTCGGGCGGCTCTGGCGGCGACTTCCTCAAGGATCTGCAGAACACCTTCAAGCAGCTCCAGGGTCGCGCGCTCACCGAAAAACTGTTCGGCCCGGCCTTGCGCGAGCTGGACGATTTCGTTTCCGGCCGCAGCGGCGTCCAGGCGAGCATCGATGTCCTGACCAAGCAGGCCGACCGTGCCGGCGACGCGACCGGCGAGATGGCCGATCGTGTCAACGATGCGGTCGATATCCTTCAGGACGTCATCCGCAAGATCTCGGATCCTGATTTCGTTACTGGCGGTCGGCCCGCCCTCTCTGCCCCGGCCGTGACCCAGCCCGATGATCCGGACGCCGATATCGTCGTGGTCGGTGATCGATCGCGCGGTGGCGTTCCCGCGACCGAGGTTGACCAGCAGAAGTATCTGGACCGCTTGGCGGGAACCATAACCGCCACGCTTGGCCGCGAGCTGGACAAGACCTTCGGCACGAAGTTCTTCAGCCGCATGTCCGGTGCGCTGAATGGCGCGCTGGCCGGCTATGCGCAGGCAGGCCCTGTCGGCGCGCTCCTCGGCGCGACCAAGGCGTCAAAGGGCATCACGGACTCACTGGACAAGCTGTTCGGCGCCAAGGGAGCGGATGGCAAGCCCATCTTCGGATCGGGCGCGGACAAGCTGATCGGCGGCGCGCAGCAGGGCGGTGTGGTCGGCAAGCTCGCCACGGATCTCTTCGGCATGAAGGGGTCTACGACCGGCGGGCAGATCGGCGGCGCCATCGGCGCGGCCCTGCCTATTCCGGGCGGCGATATCATTGGTGCCGTCATAGGCTCGATGATCGGCGGCGCGCTCAAGAAGACCAAGACCGGCTCGGCAACGATCACCAACGTCACCGGCGATGCGTCGCTGTCGGGATCGAGCAACAAGTTCAAGGCGGCGGCGGACGATCTGGCCGGTTCGGTCCAGGACATTGTCAGCAAGATCGCCGATCAGCTCGGCGGCCAGCTCGGTGATTTCAATGTCAGCATCGGTATCCGCGACGGCAAATATCGCGTCGATCCTACCGGAAGCGGGATCACCAAAACGAAGAAAGGCGCGATTGACTTCGGCAAGGACGGCGCCGAACAGGCGATCTTCGCCGCCGCCATGGACGCGATTGCGGACGGCGGCGTCACAGGCTTGTCGGCTGCCGTCGATAAGGCCCTGCGGTCGAGCAAGGACATTGAAAAGGCTTTGCAGGAAGCCTTCAAGGTGAAGGAAGTCGAGGATCTGCTCGGCGGCCTCACCACTGAAATCGACAAGGCGCTGAACGCATTCGAGAACCAGGCGCGCGAACGTGTCCGGATCGCGAACCAGTATGGCTTCGACGTCCTCAAGATCGAGGAGATCAACGCCAAGGAACGCGCCGACCTGGTCGATAGCATCCTGAAGAGCCGCGTCGGTGCGCTCCAGGATCTACTCGACGATATCAATTTCGGGGGGCTGTTCGAGGGGAGCGCCTCCGATCAGCGCCGGCTGCTGAAGGAGCAGATCGCCACCGCGCAAGCCGATGCGCAGGCAGGCAAGGAAGGCGCGGCCGATCGCCTGGCGCAGCTCCAGCGCCAGTTGCTCCAGTTGAGCCGCGATGCGTTCGGGACGGCCGGTGGTGAATATGCCGAGGACCGCGCGGGCGCCGTGAACAGCGCGCAGCTCATTATCGACGCGGAGAACGCGCGCATCCAGGCGGCGGCCGACGCGGCGAAGGCGACCAACGAGAAGCTGGACAAGGGCAACCAGCTCACCAACGAAACCAACGATCTGCTCGCCGAGGCGAACGCCCTGCTGCGTACGATCGCGGCGGGTGGCGGCAACATCAATGCCGTAGTCAACAATTTCCGCGACATCACCGCGCGCCAGGTGGTGCTGTGACCGACGTCTATTGGCTGACGGCGACGCCTCGCGTCGCGGCGACCGGGGCCGCCGCTACCGTGCGTCTGGCCGGCGGCGGTGAATGGATGCCGTTCCGCAAGGGCGGCCAGCAGTTTCGGGCGGGCATTGTTTCCCGCCCGCGCTTTCGCGCCGCGCTGGGCTTCGGCGCGGCCGGATGGACGGGCGGCACGGTGCCGACCACCGGCGCCGTCCGCTTCATGCCGGGCGAGCCGGATCTGATCGATGATCTTGCCGGCTATCTGTGGAAAGATGCGCCGATAACATTCGAAGTCGGCGCCGAGGGCGCGGCCCCTTCCACGCTGCTCACCGGGCGCGTCGCGGACATGTCGATCGATAGCGGCGCGCTCATTCTGACCATCGCCGATCTTTCGACCGCGCTCGACAAGCCAGCCATCACCGCGCGTTTCGCTGGCACGGGCGGTGTCGAGGGCATCGCCGAGGCCGAAGGCCGCATCAAGCGGCGGAGCTGGGGGCGCGTCTTCAACATCGAAGGCCGCGTGCTGGACAAGGCCAACAACATCTATGAATTCGGCGATCCGGCTTTCAAATGGCAGGGCTGGGAAGCGTTGCGCGACAAGGGACGCGACGGCGCGTTTACCGTGGTTGGCTGGCAAGGCTCCATCGCCGCCACCCTTGCCGCGCTCGCCGCCTCGGTGCCGGTATCCGGTGGCGGCGTCGTGGCGCCTTCGATCGCTTGCGCGAAGTGGTGGACGCAGCCGGCCGGCCCGCTGACCGCCGATATTCTGGGCGAGATCGGCGCTGGCTATGTGGAAACGGTGCCGTCGATCGCCGCAGCCTTGCTCTCGGCCGTTGGCGGACCGGCGATCACGAATGTAGCGGCGGTGTCGGCGGCGCGTCCCGATCCGGCCGGCCTGCACATCGGCGACGGGACCGAAACCGTTGCCCAGGCGCTCGACCGGATTTTCCTAGGTGTGTCTTTGGCCTGGGTTCTTCAGCCGGCCGGATCGATCGTGCTTCGCGAATGGTCGTTTGACGCTCCCGTCGAGACGATCCGCGCGCATACGGTCCAGCGCCGCCGGCAATATGCACCGATCAAGTCCCGGCGGCTGGGCTATCAGCGCGCGGAGCGCCGCCACAGCGACGGCGAGATTGCAGCCGCGCTCACTGATCTTGAGCGCACCGCTACCCTCAACATCTACCAGCGTTCCGCCACGGTGCCTGCCCTGCCGAGCGCGGAGGTCACCTATACATATGCGGACGGCACCATCGCCGGCCTCAACAACGGATGGCTCACCGCGATCCCGGCAGGCACCGATCCGATCTTCACGAGCACGGCGTTCGCCATTGCCACCACGCCGACCGCAGCGATCGGCACCGAGAAGTGGACACCGGCGCGGGTGCTCGCGCAGAACGGCGCGCCGGGGACCAACGGGGCCAACGGGCTTAATTCGGCAGTCGTCATACTGATCAAGCGGACGGACGGGACAGCCGCGCCAGCCGTGCCCGCTGCCGCACTCACCTACACGTTCGCTACGGGGGCGTTGTCGGGCGGCAGTCTCGATGGCTGGACAGCAACCGATCCGGGCATCGGCTCCGGCACCAACCGCTGGGAGATCCGGGCGCGCCCATCGGCGACGGCCGCGACTGCAACGATCAACAGCGCGGATTGGTCGGCGCCGGCTGTTACCCAGGCTGAGACGCTGTCGAACAGCGGTCTCACGATCACGCAAACGGGCGTTCCCGCCGCCGCTGACGGCACGGTATCGCCGGCCGCCATCGCGGCGCTGGGCACCCAGTTCATCGTCAAACGCGATCAGACGATCATCACGGCCGATGCTTCTGTCGTCTTCTCCGTCGTCAGCTCCGATGGCGGAACGATCCAGTTCAACACCGCGACCAACGATCCGATAGCGGGCAAGCCCAAGGGTTTCGCGCGGCCAGCGACACTCACCGCGGATATTGCGACATTCGTTTTGCGGGCGACGATCGGCGGGACGAAGATCGTCGAGGACACGTACCGCGTCATCAAGAACCGCGCGGCGGTCAATGGCATCAGCAGCCAGTCGATCTGGCTCTATAAGCGTACCACCAGCAATGTCGCACCCGCCGTCCCGGACAACGACATCACCTACACCTTTGCCGACAACAGTCTGGCCGGCAGCCTGGACGGCTGGTCCCAGAGCGAGCCGCCAGTGACGGCTGGTCCCTGGCTTTGGGCAACGCATTACTTTGCCTCTGGCGAAGGGGCCTCGGTAGTGATCCCGCCCGCAGGCTGGTTGACGCCTCCCAACCTTGAGCGGCTCGATGATTTCGGCGCGTATACGAGCACGACGGGCTGGACGATCCCGGCCGCTACTGACGGCACCGTCTCGGGCTCTTATCTACCGCTCGAAACCCAGCTCTATTTTCGGACGTCGTCGGCGATCCTGCTCGGCCCCACCCAGGATACCGCCGGTGTTACCGTTTCGCTGGTTTCGGCGCCGGCCGGCTCAACGGTCACCATCAACACCGCGACCAATACCCCTGTCGCCGGCAAGCCGAAGGGCTTCATTCGTATCTCGGTACTGGCCTCCGGCACCGACCCGAATGCCTTCATCTTCAAGGCGACGAAGGACGGAGTCGATTATCCGACGCTGCCGCTGACGGTCACGAAGGCGATCAAGGGCGCCACGGGCGATCCGGCTCTCGGCATCCGGATCGCGCAATCGCTGACGAAGATCACGCGGGACCAGTACGGCAAGATCTGGCCGGCAGTGCAGACGA